TAGCAAAATGCGATATAGTTGCCTGTCCTTTTTGTCTTGCAGATACATACACACTATTTACATTTGGTGGTGCTATAGATGTAATATTTATTTGTGCAGATGGTATTGCAGGTCTTGTGTAAGGTGTTGTCGTTGTAGCAGTAAAATGCTCCAAAGAAACATTACTAGAAGATGTTGCTCCTGCTATTTCTATATAATCACCTGCTGTTAAATCTAACACATGACTTGATGTTCCAGTTAAGTGAGATGGGTCACCAGTAGACTTACGAGCAGGTAAACCAAACCTTTTCCCAGAGTCGGCAACATCACTGCCATTGACTCTAAACCATACATCTGCATACTCTGCATCGTTATTAGCGTTTGCTAGTTGTAGAGAGAATAATGCTTTATATATGCCATCGTTTCTAACATATATTCTTGATGTATTGACTCCATCTAAATACACACCATTTAGTTCATGTTCTGTAGTCCATTCAACTACTGCTGTGTTCCCTGAACTTGGTGCTAGCTGGTCTGTGTTTTTACTAAACTCACCATAAGGCGCTGTAGAGGTTTCTGCTGCATCGCTAAATGGAACTAATATTATTTTAGAATCATTAGAGATTCGTTCATTATAGATAGTCGTTGATGTTGCCCAGCTTGTTGCTAAATCAAATGTACCAGTGTTATTAGTTTTACCGTTCAGTATCTGGTTAGTTACTTCTGCAATTTCACGAGTATCTGCATACTGTGGTTGCAGTCTACGAAACTGATTTGACATTATCGATTACCTTGTGGTTTAAAGTCTACATCAATAGAAGTTGCATTTGTCCAGTTACCAGTAGGACTAATAGAGAAACGATGATAACGACCTGCACTACGAATACTTGCACGACCTTCTTGAGATGTAGTGACAGATGAACCAAACTGAATGTTATCGTCTAGCTCTCGTCTTGAAGCAACTTTTATATCTGCACTACCATTATCTATTTGTGGTCTCACTAATGTTGCTACAGAGTTATATCCCACTTCTAGGTCTGGTGTAATAATTTCAGAATTGTATGTAGAACCTGTAAAGGTTACAATCTTTGTATCTTTAAATCCTGCAAATAAGAACTTACCACCCACCCATAATCGGTCATCGAGTGATGCAGGAATAGCCTCTAATGTTCCATAACCTAAAGAGATTTCTAATGATTCTAATGTTTCGCCAGTCGTTGCAATACCACCAACACCTGTAGAAACGCTTGTTACTCTAGACCATTTGTTCAACTGCCAATTATAAATTAAAATACTACGACCACCATCTACATTAGCATAATTCCATACCACTAGCTTTTTAATAGGGTCTACAGCTGCAGACATAGAATCAAGTTCAGTTAAATCAGCATCGTTAAAGAAGTATCTATCTACTTTTTCTGTACCAATACCTGTCACTGTTTGTCCGTCACATCTGTAAAAACCGTCAGCAGAGAGAAAAAATGATGTAGCACCATATTGTGCAATCGAGTTACCTTCTAAACAACCTAATCCTCTTGAGATAGTGTCGAACTGAAAGAACAATGGCGAACCAGCGTATGACATACGAACAATAGAACGTTCTAAAAAGATAAGTCCTATTTCACCTCCTGTAATACCAGTAATGTCACCACCATCAGGAATAATCTGATAATCTGACTGTGATGTAGTGCCACTTGTCCATGTTGTTTCATCGTTAATATCAGACCACTGCACTTTGTTAGTATCTGCACCAGCACCAATGTTAGCTGCTACTACAAAGTCTCTTACAACAGTTACATATTTAGCAACAGGTGCATTAGCATTTAAGTCTGCAAATGCTGATGATGAACCAATCGTCCATGCTTGCAATTTGTCTTGATTGTTAGAACAAATCACCACTTTACCAAACTGACAGAAGTGCCATGTACTACCAGAATAACCGCCTGATTTAGATTTATCATCTAACGATAAGTCTGTGGCATCTAGTTTAAATATCTTGTCTGTACTACCTGCAAAAATAACTACTTCATCACCGTATTTAGCACCAAACACAGAATTAAGGTTAGAAGATGCGGCTTGTGAAAAATCTTCAGCGTTAGCAAATGGTGCATAACCTACACTAGTCGGATATACATTCTTTGCATCTCTTAATGAAGTCATAGATGGTTGGTCAGGAAGCCACTCATCAAACATTATTCTTGTTCCCATTCTATTCCTTATGTTCTTGGTAAAATTTACTAATGTCTTGCTCTGTTAATACATAAGCATTGACAGTTTTATTGTTAATTTGTTTTAATAACCGATGCCGACCATCAATCATTCTGTATGGTTTGTTGTGTGGGTTTTGCATACCCTGTACCACAATAACTGGATAGTTTATATTAGCTGTGATGTATCGAGCTTCTGTTTTATCTATACTGTCTAGTTCTTTATGTGATATGTCAGCAATCTGTACCTCTTGTGACGGTATCTGTTTAAACTGTATATATTGTATGACTTGTAATACATTGATAAACATATCAGGTGTGTTATCTAACCTCCACTCACCTGTCATGATGTGTTTCATTCTAATCTAAATCCAAAACTAAACCGATTGGCATAACTACCTACACAATGCCATAACTGTTCTGGTAATTCTGGTATATCAAACTCTCTGACCGTAATACCTATGTTGTCATAGTCAGTAATAATGTCATTTCCTTGTTTGTAGCGAAAGAATGATTGACCATCTGTGTATGTAATGTAAACACGCTTACAAGGTTTGTTAGAGTTTGTATGCCAACCCATGTAACCTGTTTTCGGATAGTAATAATGACCGCTATCTATGATGTTGTAATCAGGATACAGCTCTTGCATGATGTGCATAAACTTACCTGTATTACGACTACCAAAGTCTATGTAGTGACTGTCATTACTCACTGGTATATCTTTTGAAAAGTCATATTCTAAATGGCTTTCCCAGTTAGGTACTTCTTTTATTCCTTTTAATTTACTTTTATAAATAACATCAGGAACAATGCTTTCTGCTAAAGTTAATATTTTAGAATTTAGATTTGTATTTTTCTGCATAATCCACTAACAATGATTGTGGATAAGTTTTAGCCACATCTATTCCAGTGTGTGCATTAGAGTAATCTAAATTTTTTGGCATATCTCTTAATGCTTGTTTATCTGCTTCTATTTCTGCAACCAATGCAGAATTGTTAGATGCTAATGCTCTAGTTTGATAACCGTCTAATACTTTAAATGCGTTTGCTCTAATTTGTTTGTAGAGGTTGAGGAAATAAGATTTAAGTAAATCTAAATCAAACACAATGTCTGTAGGATTGTCTTGGTTATCAAATACTACTTTATCTATATGAATGTGTTTAGCACTTTCCTCTGCCTTCATGTTTTCATTGTGAGGTTTTACTAATGTTCTTGAGCCATTAGGTATAACACCTTCTGCTTTTAATTCATTGACTGTTTTTTCAGTAATAGTAAAAGCAACTTTGTTTGTTCCAACTGGTGTATTAAAATAAACTATATTCATTTCTTATCCTTATGTGTAAATAACAGCAGTAATGTATGTAGGGTCAACCGCAGTAATACCAAACATTTGTGTAGCGTTACCGTCACCATCAGCAGCAGAGAATACAACATAATCGTTGTATGTTCTAATTGCTCTAATGTTAAATGTACTATTAGCACGACTGTATACCATTGTATTATAGAGGTCTAATGTGTAGTCAGAACTTGTAACACCTGTGCCTTGTGACAATACTGCTTGGTCTACATTTCCTAATACGACACAGTAGTTAGCATCACCATCTTGAATACCAGCAGCAATATTAATTGTATAGTCCCCAGTACCATTTTTAGTTAGTGTCAAATTAGAACTTGCTATTACAGAACCTGTAGCCCCATTAAATGCAATGTAACCTGCTGCGGAGGCTGTACCACCTACTAAAGTTTGTACAAAAGCTGTAGTAGCAATTTTAGTGCTATTGTCAGCAGAAGATTGTGTGGTTGTTGTTGGAGAACCTGCTAAATTAACACTGTCTGCAATTTGGTCTGTTCCTACTGCATCATCTGCAATTTTAGCACTGGTAATAGCATCTGCATCTATATCAGCAGTCGCTACTGTAGACTTTACAGCTAATGCACCTAAACCTAAATTTGTTCTAGCATCAGCTACTGTGCCTGCATTTGTACCACCAGAAGCAATCGGTAGCTTATCACCACTAACACCAGACTGCCAGTCTTTTAGGTGTGCCATGACCTCACGAATAGCATTATTAATGCCTGAAGGCGGACAACCTTCTGAAATATTAATATTATCTATATCGGTATTGTTTGCTGCCGTTGAATCATATTCAGAGATACGAGTTTTTGCCATTTTTTATCCTTAATATACTTCTTAAAAAATTATCCTTGTCGTAACCATACATTGCTACTTGAAGGTGAGTCTGTCCACAAAGCATCTGTTTCAAATACATAATCATTATCCCAATAACCGTTTTCAACATATAATGGATTACTAACCCAGTTCCAAACTTCATTACCTACTGCACTATTTGACCATTCTTCACCTAATACTGTTCCTAATGCTGTTACGGAAAGGTTAGAACTCATTGCATTTCCTATACCATTCCAGATAGCTCTAGGATATGCTGTGACATTTGCTGTAGCATTGATGCTAGGTGTTACTAATCGGATTAAATATCCATTGGTTGTAACTTGATTAGATACAGTGATGTTAGCTATTGCATATCGAGTTAAATATCCATTAGCTGAAATTGTTACATTATTAAATATACTAGCACTAGCTATGGCATCAGAATAACCTTCAGCAGTAAATGATAAACTGCCTGCAATATCTCCAGTGACTAATCTATATCTAATAAAGTCTGAAGTAACCTGTGCTGAAGTAAGTACACTAGCTGTTCCATCATACACAACACCACCATTCGCAGTAATGTCTGCATATGCTGTTACATCAGCATTATTAAATCTAATTCTTATATAGTCAGTAGAGACTGTTGCATTTGTGGATACAACAGCCTGTCTACTATAAATAGCTACACCATTAACAATTAACGATACATTGGCATTGACTGTAGCAGAAGCTTCAATAAACCTTATATCGCCATAAGCGTAGCCATATTCCCAATAATCGTAATCAACATAATTTATAC